AGTAGAGGATTATATTCGTCATCTGGAGGAAAACCCATCGGACATTTTGGGTCTCAGTAGCGGTTTTGCCAAATACGATGCAGCGATTGGTGGCGGATTTAGAAGAAAGTGTGTGGATCTTATAGCAGCCAGACCGAAGGTTGGAAAAAGCATGCTGGCCGGAAACGTTGCTATGCACATTGCCGGAACTCTTGATGTCCCTGTATTATTTCTTGACACAGAAATGTCCAAGGAAGACCACATGAACAGGCTGATTGCTAAAAACAGCGGGGTCAACATCAATGATATAGCTGCTGGAAGATTCGTTAAAAATTCTGGAACCAGAGAAAGGGTTCGTCAAGCAGTTGAAAAGCTAAAAAAAGCACCCCTGAGCTACATGGCTATTGCAGGAAAGCCGTTCGAAGAAACCCTGTCCATAATGAGAAGATGGATTATAAAAAACGTTGGATATGATGAAAACGGGCGTGTAAATGACTGCATTATCATATACGATTATTTAAAATTGATGACTTCTGATAAAATCAGCAACAACATGCAGGAGTTTCAGGTTCTGGGTTTTCAAATTACTGAACTTCATAACTTTTGTGTGAAATATGATTGCCCATGTTTGTCCTTTGTTCAACTTAATAGAGATGGAATCACTAAAGAATCTACAGATGTAGTTAGTGGGTCTGATAGGTTGATCTGGTTATGTAGTAGCTTCTCAATTTTTAAACGTAAATCAGATGAAGAAATAGCAGAGGATCAGGGAGAAAGTGGAAATAGAAAATTAATTCCAATTGAGGCTAGACATGGTCCGGGCCTTGACGATTATGATTATATAAATATTGCCATGCAAGGATCAATTGCTGAAATTGTAGAAAAAGAAACTAAAAGCGAGGTTCAGTCTGGAGTAAATCAACACAAAGAAGGATTTTTGACAGAGAGTGTGGAAAGCGAAGAAAGTCCATTTTGATCACACAAAAAGAGTTAGCAATTTTGTCAGAAAAGGTCGCTTGTAATATCAAGGATTTGTTAGATTATTTTGGAATACGATACGTGGAAAGCTATGATCGTTTAACTACATCTTGTCCAATACATGCTGGCGCAGATAATCCAGAAGCGTTTACAATAACCACAAAAAGGGGATCATTTTTTGGCTGCTGGAGATGCTGGACGCACTCTTGTGAAAAAAAATATGTTCATAGTCCTATAGGATTGATAAGGGGGATATTAAGTGCTCATAAGGATGAAGATATTTCTTTTCAAGACGCCGTAGAGTTTGCTATTGACTTTGTTAATACGACATCGAAAGAACTCAAAAGTGAAGGAAATAAGCTTTCCAAGGATCATTTTGAAAAAATATACAGGGAGGTGTACGAAGAAAAACCAAGACCAACAAGAGGCATCCCAAGAGAAAAGGTTAAAGAGATGCTAACACGACCCGCCACTTATTATGTTAATCGGGGGTACAAAAGTGAAACATTAGACAAATTTGATGTTGGGGTGTGTCTAGACAATACAAAACAAATGAAACACAGAGTTGTCGCCCCCGTGTATGATGATGATTATCAATTTATGGTTGGCTGTGTAGGTAGATCACAAGAAGAAAACTGTAACGGAAGAAAATGGATTAATTCCAAGAGTTTCAACTCTGGATTGTGGCTTTATGGATATTGGTTGGCTAAGGATAAAATCAGAGAAACACGAACAGTTATTTTGGTGGAGGGTCAGGGTGATGTTTGGAGGATGCACGAAGCCAAATTAACGAATACCGTGGGAATGTTTGGCTCAAGCTTGAGCGATGCACAAGCTAGGATACTGGAAACTTCTGGAGCTTTAAATGTCGTTGTTCTTAGTGACAATGATGAAGCTGGTCAGAAAGCAAAAGAATCAATTACAAGAAAATGCGAAAGATTATTTCATATGATTTACCCAGAGATATCCACCAAAGATGTGGGAGAAATGACGGTGGAACAAATTTATTCTGAACTTGTGCCTCAACTGGAAGGATTAATATAATGGGACAACATATTTTGGGAATATCAGGAGCCAAGCAAAGCGGGAAAACCACTTGCACCAACTTCCTTCATGGTTACCAAATGAGATTTCATGATGTAGTTGAAAAATTTCTCATGGATGAGAACGGGAACATCATCGTAAACACCGTCTCTCTAAACGAAAAGGGAGAAGAAGTGGAGGCGGTTGGAGTTCTTGATGTATTCAGGAAGGATTTTGATTTTAATTTATATGCGGCTCAAAATATCTGGCCGTTTGTGCAGGCATTTAGCTTTGCCGATCCGTTGAAAGCTATTTGTATCAATCTTTTTGGATTTACGCATGATCAATGTCATGGGTCTGACGATGATAAAAATTCTCCGGTAAACATAAAGTGGGAGCATTTGCCGGGGGTTAAGGAAAAAACTGGATATCTGACAGCTAGAGAATTCATGCAGGTATTTGGCACAGATATTTGTAGATGTATAAAACCAGATATTTGGACAAGTACTTGCATTAATAGAATTCGTGAGAGCGGTACAGAATTGGCTATTGTGTCCGATTGTCGGTTCCCCAACGAGGTAGAGGCCGTTCAGAAGGCTGGTGGCAAGGTCATAAGGCTTACCAGAAACCCCTTTGACGATGAACACGTTAGCGAAAAGGCTCTTGACGACTACGATGGGTTTGATTGTGTGATAGATAATGCTTTAATGGATATGGATCAAGCTAATAAGACCCTGTTAGACAAGTTAAAGGAGTGGGGATGGCTACAAGCAAAAGTGAGCAAGTAAAAAAGCCGTGGGGTTACTACGAGGACTATTTTAGGGCTGACGAAGTCGTTTTTAAAAAGATCGTTGTGCATCCCAGACAATCTCTATCATATCAAAGGCATCACAAAAGAGAGGAATTTTGGTACGTCTTTCAAGGTCATGGAACAATGAGACTTAATCAGTCTTATTGGAGAGTACGCCCCGGATCATATTTTCATATAAAATCGAGTGAAGCCCATCAGCTAATAAATGATGGAGATGAAGATGAAGATATTATTGTGTATGAAATGCAGTTCGGAAGATGTTCGGAAGATGATATTATAAGGATTGAAGACAAGTACGGAAGGGCAGGAAAATGATTGAAGTAGAAATAACTAAAGACATGCTTAAAAGAGCAAAGAATCGCTCGAAATCTATGGGGGTTATCAATAACTCTATCACTCAGGGCCAAGGTAATATTGCTGGGTTTTTGGGGGAAGAGGTTGTAAGCGATTTAATTAATGGGCAGATTGCAGATCAATATGACTATGATATAATAAAGGGCGACCTCAAGATCGATGTGAAAACGAAACGCTGCACATCTCCACCAAAGCCATTCTACGAATGTTCTATAGCAAAAACTAGCGATCATCAACGATGCGATTTGTATATCTTTGTACGTATCGAGTGGCACAAAAATAAACCAAACGAATGGAAAACCGCTTGGATACTAGGCTCTATGAATAGAGATGAATACTTTTCTCAAGCAGCTTTCTTAAATAAAGGAGATGTAGATCCATCAAATAATTTTGTAGTAAAAGCAGATTGTTTCAACCTTAAAATAAGCGAGTTAAATGAATTAAATGATAATTTGTTATCACAGAAGTAGTAGCTTAGGCACTTTAGATTTCTGTGAGCAAAAATACTTCCTACAGTATAATTTGGCCTTTAAGGATAGCACTAATAAAAAGGCTCTCATGGGAACTATAGTCCATAAAGCCTTACAAGTATTGGCTGATAAAAAACTTTGCATGCAAAGAGGGAATAAAAGTTTTGGTGACGGAGAGTTGGGAAGGTTTTCGCTCAGGGAATGTGACAATATTCCAAAGCTAACAGAAAAAGCCTTTGATTTTTATTCCGGTCTAGAGCCAGACGTTGGTTTGACTAAGGCCGAATTAAAAAAATGCACCGGCTGGGTGGAAAAGGCTCTTAGTTACAACAACGGATTGCTGGACCCCAGAAACCAGAATGTGTTCGCCACCGAAAAGTTTTTCGATATCGAAATCGATGAGCCTTGGGCCAAGTTTTCATATAACGTTGGCGGAAAAATTATAAAAGGGAACTTGGCGATCAAAGGGACTGTTGACTTAATCGTGAAACACGAAGAGAATTACTACGAGTTGATCGACTACAAAACAGGCAAAAGGCTGAACTGGGCCACGGGAGAGGTGAAGACCCTTGAGTGCCTACAAAAAGACACCCAGCTTCTTCTATACTATTACGCCTTAAAAAATCTCTATCCTGATTATGATTTTTCTGTAAGCATATTTTATATCAATGACGGTGGATTGTTTTCTATGTGTTTTGATGAAAGTGATTATAAGAAGGGAGAAGACATATTAAAACGACAGTTTAATTATATCAGAAACGTTAAACAGCCAAAGCTTCTTTCTAATGAAAACACATAGAAAACAATCCACCGTCATTGATATAAAATATGCTTACAGAAAAATCATAATCAGGATAGAGATTTTTTAAGGCGTAATAGTATAGAAGAAGCTGGGTGTCTTTTTGTAGGCACTCAAGGGTCTTCAC